GAAAAAATAGCGGGGTGAGTTTTATCTGACACATACCGCAAAATTTCTGCGGTAGCGACATAATCTTTCCGTGTCATCATTAAATTAACTCTCCTTCATAGTCTAGGACTTCAAAAGCATCAAATTTTTCAATTTCGCTAGTTGATAAATTGTTAAGAGATTTACGGAGAGCAAAAATAGCCTGTAAATCGGTGTCGGCTTCAGCGACATAAGTAATTAAAACGATTTTTTTCATTTTATAGTTTTCCTTTCGTTAGTAAGTTGATTATAGCGGATACCGCCGACATTTAGTCGGCTTCTCCGAGAAATAAATCTCCGTCATAGACAGAGTTAGGATTACATTCACAAGGGTCAATGTTGTAATCTTCATTACCGCCATAGAATAGCCACCCTTTTCCATAGCAGGTGTCACAGTCAAAAGATAGACTCTGAATTACTTTCATTTTAGTTTTCCTTTCGTTCGTTGTTGTCTGAAATTGTAGCATTAGCCACCGACAAAATTGCGGTGAGATTATTATTGCGCTTTTCTTTTATTTCCGCTAAGCGTTGAGCGTTGATTAGATTTCTGAATTCGATCAAATCCATTTTAGTTTACCTTTCGTTTTAGTTAGCTGGATTATAGTGGAAGCCACCGACATTTATAAGTCGGCGACTTTTACAGCGACAGTAGCCCATTTAGAGCCATTGAAGCGAATTGAATAGGCTTGATAATCTGTGCCTACCCATACATCATCACGCTTTTCAGCGAAATTTATTTCTCCACCCTGATATTTTCGGGCGAAAGAGGTCGGGCGATAATATTGCCCAATTAGTAAATCCTCAATAGAGTAACTTCTCATTTAGTTTTCCTTTCGTTTAGTTTTAGAATTATAGCATTGGGGTCTGACATTTTCTCTAGTTAGGGAGAATATCAATTCCGTAGTATTCTACGGCTTCGGGAAGCCTCATCATTCCCTTGTATTCTCTACACCCGTAGCAGATAGCATTCCAGCCGTCAGTGATAGATAAACAAAATACGCAAATTTTATCGGTTACACAGTAGCCGTTTTCAATTAGATAATCTATTGTATTCATTTAGTTTTCCTTTCTTTATTTTTACTCTTTGAGTTTACCAAAAAGCACCGACATTTTCAAATCGAAAATCGGGATAAATCGGACATTGTGATAATCATCACAAAAAATTTTTTTAAAAGTTTTGACCAGTCAATTATTTTTCGGGCGTGTCGCAGGAATTCGGGAAATCGGACATAATGGACTTAAAGGATAAATCGCCCGCACAACTGTGCGGGGGCCCGCCGACTTTGTCAAGCCGACACGCCGTTAGGTGAGTATGATATACGCCACACAGAACCCTAGCCCTACACATAGGGCTAAAAGGGCGGCGGTATGAAGGAGCTGGATCATTTAGCACACTCACAAGGTTCTATTGTATATTCATAGCGATTACCTACATACACAACTTTTCTTCCGTAGCAGATAGAGCATTTCATTTTATATCGCCTCCATAAGTTCTTCAAATTCAAGTTCTTCATTTTCTAATTCTAGCATTTCATCTAGAGAAATTTCAATAGGTTCTTCATCTTGATAATCTTCTACATAGTAGACATCTTGAATAGCCTCATATTTATATTCGTTTGGGTTTCTTTCCCATGACATTTGATACATTATTTATATTCCTTTACTTTCTATTTTTCCATATTTTATACGCTACCACTGACACGATAAACAAGCCTATCCCTAGCCATGATGCGTAGAAATCAAATTGAGCGGTCTCAAAGGCTAAGCCGTCTTGACCTAGTTCTATTAGTAAGTATCTATCCATTTTCTTTTATCCTTTTCGTTTAGTTCTTATTTTGTTATGATGGAAATCTATCCTATGCCACCGACAAAGTCTAGGCGACACGCCGTAGGCGTGGTGTGACTTATGCCACACTCACCGCTACTGTGCGGTAGGTATAACCCCCGCCATCTTTACGAATACGGACGAGATACGCCTCAGCGTCCTCATACCATACAGATTTAGGATGCTTTTCAGCATCTACGATTTCGCCCATTAGAGAGCGGCTAAGATAGGTTGTACCTACCAATAGTCTTTCGATTGTATATAGATTAGCACTCATTTTGCTACCTTCTTTCATTTAGTTAATTGTATTATTTCAGATTTATTTAATTTTATCAAGACGACACGCCGTGTCGGCGGTGTGAGTTACCTCACAAGATTCATATTCTCATCAAAGGTGAGAATTTGTCTGACCTTGTAGGTCTTATCTTTCGGACAAATCATATCCTGTGATTCAGGTGAAACGTGTCCACATACTGAACAGATTGGGTGAAATTTATTGAAGTTCATTGTTTAACTTCCTTTCTATCTAATAATAAAATAGTAGCAGGGGGGACTGACAATTTCCACTGGACAAATGTGAACAAATCGGACATTGGTGATGTGAATCACATGATATTTATGTGATAAGCGCCACATATGGGCGCTCTATTTGGACAAATCGGACATTGTAGAACTCTGGATCATACAAAATAAAAATATATTAACATTTTTATAAATCTGAATTTATAGTCGACTAGAATATATTATGTTTCATGTGAAACAAATTGGGCGGGAATAAAAAAATGATAAAATTATCTCAGTATGAAATCCGAAAAGGTTTCGGTAGCTAAGCAAAAGGCTTATCTATACAAGTATATACGGGAATACAAGGAACGACATCCTTGTGTTGACTGTAAGGTGCAATATCCCTATTATGTGATGGATTTTGATCACGTTCGGGGGCGGAAGCACAAAAACGTCATGGAACTAGTTCCTACATTGTCCAAAAAGAAAATCGATGAAGAGATAGCTAAATGCGAAGTAGTTTGCTCTAATTGTCATCGTATCCGGACTCATTTAAGAAAAGCCGCTAAGGAGAATAAATAATGGAAGCTATATTCTTCTTTATTGGATGTTTATTGGGCGTAGTTATTATTGGATCCGCCCTATTTGCATCCTTTAATGATAATAATGATCATTGGAGAAGGAAGGGGTAATTTTCTTCTAGTCCGCCGCCGCAATTTTTTGGCACTTTTTTGCAATTGACCGCAATTGCACTATTTAGTAAAATAGTTCCTCTAGCGGATGTTGCATATTGGTAGTGCCTCTGCCTTCCAAGCAGAAGGGGTGAGTTCGATTCTCATCATCCGCTCTCATGGACCATAGCTCAGCCGGCAGAGCGGGAAGCTGTTAACTTCTAGGTCCCAGGTTCGATCCCTGGTGGTCCAGCGCCTTGTTAGCTCAGTGGTAGAGCAATCGCCTTGTAAGCGATAGGTCATCCGTTCAAATCGGATACGAGGCTCTAGACTAATTCATGCCATTGGATAGATCCGACGGCATCGCCTGTTCCTGATATGGTTCTAATAGCTAGACAATAAATATCTGATACTGGAGTGTCTGCGTTAGTTCTTCCTATTTGATGATCAAATCCTACTGGGATTTCTATATCTGTAGCTGCATTATTCTGATTAGATCCAGCTAGATATCCTCTGCGAACAACGGTTCCACCTGTTAAAGACGTAGCAGTTACATTATATTCAGTATCTTGGCTAGGTGTATTTTGAACCCAAGATCCACCAGATATTGATGGATTCCTTAAAAGTGCCCACTCAAAAAGATTATTAGTTGTTGTAGCTATGTTTAGATGAGCTATAGTTACTACAGAGTCAGTTCTTCCTGCAACTAATCTTACCGCTGCTAGCGGAACAAATGAAGTTCCAATATTTTGAAATAATGTTGCTCTAGATGCAGACCATATTTCTGGATGTCTATCATATCCACCATTAGATAATACTGTTGCACATATTTGTTTTAATGAACTAGAACTAGTTGTATTTGCAATGTTCTCAATCTCATAACGAAGCGGAAGAGTAGCAGTAGTCATATACACTTTATTTATAATGTTAGCATGATTAAACTGGTGCACTGTAATAAATTGACCATTTATAGCAAATCCTGCTTTTACAGAGCCTACTCCCAACCATTCATACTCCATAAAAAATATTTGTGCTTTAGAAAGATCTAGAGTTATTCTACTTGGACCAAAACCATTCAAAGTATCAATATTCCAGTTTGACTGATTTATAACTTCTTCTTCAATAGTTCCACTTGTGAATGTTCTACGAACTATAGACACTATAGATCCGCTTTTTTGTAGATATACTCCGTTATGTCTAGAAAAGTATCCAACTCTTTGACGAAGTCCAGTTTTAGCTGTATTAAAAACAAATGTTTGAAATACAGTTAAAGCTTTACCAGGTTGATATGGGAATACTTTTTTTGATTCTCTATAAATTTTGTCGCCAGAGGCAGTACCTATTGTTAGTACATCTGTAGATTCATTTTCTAGATAGGAAACTGTTGCTGTGCCGCTTGTTAAGTCGCTATACTCGTCTCCAGAGATATATCTATGCTGACTATCAAATAGAGTGTATGGTTGTGCAATCTTTGTTCTACCAAATGCATCAAAACCAAATGAGGCAGGTGTAGATGGAGAGTACTGTGGTATTCCAGATGTAGCGTTAATATATGTTGCCATTAGTTCTCCAATACTAGTATTGATACTTCCGCCGAAGAATCGCTTATTGCATATATTTCATCGTATGGGCCAAGTGTTATGCTTAAAGTTTGTTCTGGTAAAAGTCTAAATCCATAATCACTTGTAGTTACATGAGATGCACCAATGTAAACATTGTTGAAAGAAATGTTCTTGATAATCAAAGAAGACTCTGATCTATTTGGATTCCAGCTGCTAAGTGTTGTAGCAGTTGAACTTATTTGTATAATCCCATGCTTTACGGCCATTACTCCATTATACCGCCTAAAAGGACAAATCCCAATCGGAGGCGGATCCAATTGGGACTTGCTACGCCGAAGCGTAAGCACGGGGAGCAAACGGTGGGATGCTACGACCCGTACTATCTAAGTATCACATATCTTATTTTTTAAGTCAACTACTTTAGTCCCAGGAATTTCCTCTAGCTGTTTTAATTGTATATTTTTCATTACCTGTTAAATCGTACAGAATATCCATTAGAGAGACACAATGATCATGTTTCCAGTAGAACTGGCATCTTCCGTTTTCTACGCCGTGGCAATTTCCTAGCCGTTTTTCTAAGGCTTCTATAAACCATCTCATGGCTCCATTTGCCATAGCTACATCATCGTAATAATTTTGAAATTCTAAACGAGCACTATTCATATACCGAACTATTTGATCGATATATAACTTATTCATTTTCTTCCTGTGGGGTATAAGATGGAGCGGGACCCAACAAATATCCTTGATCATGATATTTAATCATCTTATCTACTTCTTCCGTCCCTACTAATTTGCTGGCAATAATGGTCATAACATCATAAATACGATGTAACATAATATAATTAACCATATCTAGGTTTTGTGCAAGATCTTCTTTGTTTTCTTCAGTCATGGTCTACCTATATCTTCCCAGAATTTTTCACGACCCATTTGGTCTGTTTCTTTTATTGTTCCGCCATCAGTTTCTTCTGACGGCTTCTTCCATTCTTCCATATAAGTCCAATCCTATTTCTTTTTTGTAATCACAAGAAAGACAGTATAGGTAAATTTTATCATTAATATCTTGATTAGGCATTAGAAGGCCTTGGTCTAGTGGGCAATCCACTTTTGACACAAGGCCCTCTTCTGCAAGGGTTAAATATTTGGACACAATCTGTATCCGCAATTTATCTCCTAACTACTTCGGAAATTGTAAAATCAATTTCTTAGCTTTACTAATCGAATTCGGCCAAGACGACCAATCGACTCCGCCTTTAGTCATATAATACGTTATCTCTGCGTTAATTACTGGATCAAACAGTAGTACATTTGATCTCAGGTCGAATTTCTCTTTGCGATCATCGCCAAGGTTTCCCAGCATGTTGATCTGAAAAATTCCGTAGGAACTGTCTCCAGTATTCCTGTTACCGTTGTATGCCATAGGGCGTCCATTGGACTCCGCTTTAGCTATACCCCAAGCCATTTTAAGGGCTTGTCCTTCAAAACCTACAGACTTGAGTAGTTGCAGCAACTCTTTGTCAGTAAGCATTTCTGAAGGTTTGTATACAGTGTTGCTGAATTTTTCCAGCGTTTGTTTCTTCAGTTGTGCTTCTTGTGCTTTTGAGATCTCTGGTTTTACAATCAGAGCCTCTGCTGATGGCATTGGTGCAGGCTGGACACCGAATAGAAACAATGTTATCATTCCTATAACAGTCCAACTGTGAGCAACATCGCTCAGCTTTTGTTTGATATTCTCCATTGGCATTGCCTCCTTTAGAGATAACGAACTATAATAGTAGCATTGTTTGACAAATCGTGTCAAGCCAGTTGACCAGAAAATAAAATGCAAATATCATTTTCAACACCAGTCGTAAATATGAAATCCAATAATGGATATGGTCATGCTGGAACAAAAATAGTTAATTCATTGAAAGAATTGGGACATGAAGTTGGTTTTCAATATCCAAAAGCGCCAGTTCAATTAAACTTTTCTCAACCACCATTTTTTAAATTACATAAGAATCAATATCAGATTAGTTATACTCCGTGGGAATCAACTGTAGTACCAGAAAAATGGCGTGAAACACTAAATTTAGTTGATGAGATATGGACAACATCTGATTGGTGTGCTAATGTTTTTGAAGATGCGGGATACAAAGATATTCGTGTTTATCCACATGGAATTGATCCTGTTTGGGCGCCCCGCCGCCGCCGTGAAGATGATGTTATAAGGTTTTTACATGTTGGTGAGCCAGCGCCACGGAAGGCGGGCCAAATGGTGGTTGATGCATTTGTAAATCTTTTTGGTAATGATCCGAGATATTCTTTAACACTTAAAGTATATAATCATAATACTACTAGAATATATAATAATTATATAGATAAGAATATAATAGGTTTACCAAATAAAATATATAATAATATATATATAATAGATAAAGATATGACAACAGAAGAATTAGTTAAAATATACCATGACCATGATGTATTAGTCTATCCATCATATGGAGAAGGATTTGGTTTTATTC